CCCCGTTAGGGGGCGCCACTGAAACCGAAAGGAGAGACGTTGTACGTCATCAACCGCCGATACCTCGATCACCTGTTGATCAGTGGATCGGGCCAGAACATTGGTAGTAGTTTGAACAACTACTACCAGGTTCCTAGGCTGGTTGAAGGGGTGTATTCGTGGAGAACAGGACGGAGAGCTATCTCCGATCCTCCTGAAAGTCCCCCTACTCGTCATCGCGACGGGTATGGGATCTTTACCCCTTCGGGTAAGGGTAACTTGGTGCAACGTCTTGCAGACCGCAAGCGTTACATCGAGGACTTTCAGAGAGCGGCCTTCCCAGCTGAGACTCAGACTGGGAGTGTTTCCACGGATCGCGTGTCCAAGACTGACAGCGGGCACCTCTTTGTCAATAACAAGACTCTGAGGTACCCGTTTGTCGTCAAAGCCCATTGGTACAATAAGCCGTCACCCTCTAACGAGTGGTATGACGGTTTAGTGGCCGCTGGGGTTGGTAGTCAGGTAGTGAACCCATCTCCCTTTCCTCTAGGATTCCTACAGGAAAGTTCAACGAACAGTCTCGGTGTTACCGCGACTGATCGTCAGGGGATGGCAAATCGCTACTTTGCTGCCACGGCGCCAGACCGGAATGATGCTACTCTCGGAGTGACTCTTATTGAGTTGCTCCGAGGTGACATTCCTTCCGTTCTGAAGAACTTCCAAGAAATGATGGCTGGGTACCGTTCCGTCAAAAACTTTGTCGGTTCGGACACCCTGAACATCATGTTTGGATGGACTCCGCTGATTCAAGAGTACGCCAACCTTATTAAGGTGGGTATGACTCTTGAACGTGCCATTTACTACGAGTCGTTCCGTAGGAAAAGGCAATGGGATGGACCTTCTCAGGGCAGTAGCCAGGATACGGTGTTCTCTTTGAGTGCACCGCTCATGGTTTATGGCTCCCAGACGTACCCTCAACAGGGTACTTCTGGTCAAGTCACTGGATCTGGACGTGTTCTTGCCTCGATCTCCGCTGTTAAGCGAACGGTAATCCGCGAGGATTACCATTGGTCGAGTCGTTACACGGGACTTGCAAAAGCAAGTCGAAGGGCCAACGATTTCAGCGATCGCGCTCTGGACGTTGTACAACGATTGGGACTGGTCGACGACCCCACATTACTGTGGGACCTGACACCTTACTCCTGGTTGGTTGATTGGTTCACCACCATGGGTGACTCACTCACCAACGCCGCTACATATTCTCCCATCAGGGGGAAATATAGCGTCGACTACGCCTATCTCACAACTAGGTATACAACCAGCTCGCAGGCGGATGCAATCCGTTTGTCTACTGGACTACCTAAGTGTGACGTCGTGCTTTCTGAAGGGCACTCAATGTACTCTTCAGTGACGACGTGGCGTGATCGAGCCACTCCTTTCGGATTCGGCACGCAGATGGGGAGCCTTAGTGGTTCCCAATTTGCGATCCTAGTGGCACTGGGCCTTGCTCAGTTCCGCTAAGGTCTCTCTACATCCTGTAGAAAGATCGCTCACAACTCAACAACAATTTCACAACAAGTGAAAATGGACAGGAGCCCAAGATGGCATTCACCGACCCTCAGTCTGTCACCGTCAACGCTGTGGCCGTTTCGTACCCTCGGGTACTTACCGGAACCACCGTTGGTCGCTTCGTCGCCCCCGATGGGGTGACGGAGCTCACGGTCGACCCGCGCGGCACTGCAAAGCGCCGTCGCAACGTGTCTCGCTTCTTCACGAAGCGGACGAGTGCTGACCCGACCACTGGTCTCACGACCACTGTTCAGGACATGTCCTCGTTCACGATCGATCGCGGACTGAGTGGAGCCACGGATCAGCAGATCCTTGACTCCGCTCTTGGCCACATCAAGTGGCTGACAGACAACACCAACGCTAATCTGAAGAAGCTTATCGCTGGTGAGAACTAACCGATGGACGTCGCTATTGTGATGTCCCTCGTGGCTCTTTCGGGACTCGCCGGCATTGCTGTCGGCGGGTTTCTCGGAGTTGCCTTGGTTCGCAGGTCTGTGTAAACAGACCTACGGTGTCCCCATCTTGGCTTGGAACCTCTAGCTCTAGAAAGGAGCAGGGTTGAAAAGCCAAGTTGTTCTCCTTGAGCACCTCTTGCTTGATGCAGGAGAGGCTCTGGGTTTCAGCGCAAAGAGAGATGTTGAATCTCTCTGGTGGAGATACGACAAGGAGGGTCTTCCCTTCTTGACGATCACACTTCCACGCCTTGATGACCTGCTTGTAGCAGGCCTTCGAGACGGACAACTCCCCCCTTTCGAGGGGTGGTTGTCGAGGTGTGCGTACCCCGAATTCCTTCGTGGAATCTGGAGTATGATCTTCTCCAGGGATGGGAGACTTCTCTCCAATCCCAGCACAGAGGCCATTCGGTGGCTCCGTCAAATCTCTCGTCTTCACAAGAAGATCTTCGAGGTTTGCGAAGAGGACCGGGTTGCTGCGGAAATTTCTCGTTTTAAGGAGGTTGACAGATGTCTTCCTTCTCGAGCCGAGATCCGCTCAGCCTTAGACCCCTGTGCCCGAGATGTTGCCCAGCTTTTGTTTGGGGAACTCATCGGTGAGGCTATGACTACCGTCAATGACGGTCGTCATGGCCCGGGCGCTGTTGCTGATGGACTCGGTGTCAACGCAAGGTGGGATTTTGATTCCATCTCGTATAACATCGAGTCCCTGGTGGGACCAGAGTATTTTCGATCCAGCTGGATCGACCTACTCGAGCGGCCCCCCTCCAATCTGGAGGTACCTGCAAAGCTGGAAGCTGTCCCAAAGACAGCATTGAAGCCTCGATTGATCTCAATCGAGCCCTCATACAACCAGTTTGTACAGCAGGCACTTCAGCTTCGCTTGAAAGCGTTGCTGGAGCGTGACTCTTTTGCGTGTTCATATACGTATCAGAGTCATAACCAGAAGCTAGCCTTGGACGGATCTATCGATCGCATGACTGCGACAATTGACATGTCTGAGGCTTCGGACCGTGTCGCCTTGTCGTTGGTAGAGGAGTTGTTCGGGTTCAACCCGAGCTTCGTCCGATACCTCCGACTGAGTCGATCACGGTTCGTGCAGCTCCCTGATGGCGAACTTATTCTTCTGAATAAGTTTGCCTCAATGGGATCCGCTTTGACATTCCCAATCGAGTCGATGGTCTTCATGACCCTCGTCGTGACTGTTCTATGTCGAATGCGGGGCGACTTCTCTAGTAAGACTATCAAGTCTTACCGGAAGAGGTCGGGTACGCTGAGTATCTATGGAGATGATATTATCATCCCTGTAGATGCATACCCCAACGTGATCCAGTCACTCTCATCCCTTGGGATGGTGGTGAACGAGTCCAAGAGCTTCCACACAGGAGGCTTCCGGGAATCGTGTGGTGTTGACGCGTTCAACGGTGTGGTTGTTACCCCATCGTATGCGCGTGCCTATCTACCTGAATCACGGGCGAACAGCAATGAGCTCGTGAAAGCGAGTGCATTGCGAAACCAACTCTACGCAAAGTTCGGTGTGAACCGGACGGTGCGCTTCCTTGACCGCCTTATCGGCAGTCTCGTGAAGTATCCCGAGATCCCTTACGGGATGGATGGGATAGGGCGTTGGTCAGATTTTCCAGACGATCGTTTCAGTAGATGGAATCCCACGCTGTTTCGACGTGAGTGGCGCATGCCAACTCTTGTCGGAATCAAGCGTCGTGACCCTATTGACGGATATGCAGCCCTTCAGAAGGGACTGCGTACCGGTCTGAACGAAGATCCAGAACATCTGGTGTTCGCTGGTCGACCTGTAGCGACCGAGATCCACTACAGGTGGTGTGCTGAGGTTTAATACCTCAGCACCAGAGGGCGGTGGTGTTCTGCGTTACGGT